AAATTAACATTTTTTATTAAAAATTGAAAATTATTCTATGTTTTCTTCAAAAGTAACTCTACCACGAGTAAGAGTTTTTTTAACATTAGATCTTGTTTTATTTATAATATTAGATACAAACTCATGAACTAAATATCCATTTAAGTTTATATTAAATTGACTTCTAACTATCCTTTCACCACCAGCAGTCATTTCAGTAGCATCATTTATACCACCCTCAATAGTAGTTAAAAATCTATAGGATGTATTTTCACCCCAATATCTTTTATGTTGATTTAAGAAATGTTGATTGATGTTATTCATCTGGTCTATGTATTGAGACCACACTACAAATTCATAATTTAAAATACAATATTGTGGAGGGCCTGTAATTAATTTTTCTTCAATTGGTTTCAATCCTTGTTGAACTGAAAATCTAGAGTACTGATTCTTTTTTGAATATTTAGAAGATCTTACAACTTCTATATGGTCACCCATCAAATCATGTTGCCACATTGGCATAGCTTCATTAAAATCAGTTCTAATTCTTTTTAACATTATTAGAGGTAAAATTAAAGTACCATTTTTATCTCTTATATATCCTCTTCTTCTGTAGTTTGCCCATCTTTCTTCATTACCATACATAACTGGAACATTTAACATTTCACCATTATCTTGTACTTGTATTTTCATCACTTTTTTAATATGTGACATCAATGCGGTATCTAAATCTTTTAATACTATTTCATAATTATCTGAAAAGTTTGATCCTGGAATAACGCTTTGTTCTCTATTACCATTATTTACAGTTGTACTTCTCATAGAAACTTCATTAGCTCTATTTAAATTTTCTTGTGGTTTTGGATTTGGATTTGTTATGGGTTTAACTGCCATTTTCTTTTCTCAATCTTCTTAATTTTTCAATTTTAGTTTCAACTTTACCTTTAATTTCTTCTGAAGCTAATTTACTTATATCTGCTTTATTTATATAAATTTCTTTTTTAATATCTACCTCAACTGGTTTTAAAGTTTTATTAGATGTTAATTTTTCACCATATATATCTATATTTTTATTATCTATAGAATCTATCTTATTTATTAAAGTATTCATCAAATCTTGAAATTCTAAATTCCCATCTTTATTTGATTTTTCATATCCGTACATTGGAACATTTTTACTTTTAGCAACAACTTGTCTTTTTTTGTTGTCTACTTGAAAAAATTTTTTTCCTACTTTTAAAGGTTTAACGGACATTATTTACTCCAATTAATTATTTACAATTATTAAACATATTACTAAAATTACTATCATCCACCAAGGTAATAACATATTTACTGATTCATTTTCTGAAAAATCTATTATATGTGGGTTAATTTGTTCTACAGTTTTAATTAAATGGTCAGTATTACCAGAATCAAGTGCACTTTTTACAACTTTTATATTTGATTTTTCTATATCTAAAAATCTTTTATTTTTTGTGTATACTTGAAATAATTCTTTTAACATCTGTTCAGTAATTTGTACATTTGTCCTTGGATATTTTCTCAAATAAAACATTGAGTTTAATTTAAATCTATTTAAAGGTGTATTTCTTATATTAGCTGACATATTTAATCTCCCACATTACAAACATATTGCTATTATTAAAATTATAATTATTATAGCACACGCAATTTGTTGAGTAGTAGTACCACCACCTTCATTTCCACACCAACTAGTACCATATACTGAATTATCTTGACCATTTTCACCAATTATATCTAAAAAATGATTAATACCATTAGATTTGACATATCCTTTTGAAGAAACATAATCTCTAATATCAATGATACTTAAATCCACAAATTCATTCCAATCAATATCACTGTTGTAGTAATAATTAGAAATGATTTGTTTAATATTTCTATCTCTTCTAAAGTCTAATACTACTGATTTTTCTAATGAAGTTAACTCTTTGTAAACTCTATTAAAATCAGCCTTGTTAAAACTATCATATCTAAAAAATGATTGATTAATTAATCTTTCTTCTGTTGTTAAGTTGTAACTAATTGCCATTACTTATGTTCTCCTTGACAACAATCACATTTACATTCACAATTTTCACAACACTTACATTTACTCATTTTTTTTCTCCTATTTAGGTCTTTCTTCTAAATTTACATTAGACAATCTTGTTCTATTAGCAGAAGCTTTTACTTGAAAACTAAATTCAGGATGTCCAGCAACTAATTGAGGTTCTGTTACCTCATTTAATTCCCACCAAAAATCATTCCAATCTACAATATCACCAGGTTCTGGATAAAAACCAGATCCACTCAATGAACTTTTTAAAAAATATAAATCTACATTTGTATTAATATCTGTCCCAAACTCTTCCAATTCAGCAACTGGTTCTTCAAATAATATTAAACAATTTACTCTAAACCCTTGTTCAAAATATTTTATTCCACCTTCAGCTTCACCATAAACATTTACGTCACTTTCATCTAAAGATACTTTATAAATATCTATAGCCTGACCGACTATTTCATCAATCAATTCTTCATTCATTGAATTGAATAATTCAATTTCTTTGGATGGTACAAAAAAAGGTTTATTTGCCATAATTTACCCCATAAAAATAGTTAAAGGTGCTTTGTTTAAAATTTGTTGTTGAGATTCTGCCTGTTCTGATTCAGCTCTAGATCTTTCTTCCATAGACACAGAATCTAAAAATTCTTTTAATTCTTCTAATAATAATGTTTTTTCTTCTCTACCTTCAGATTTTAAAGCGTCACCATCAAGAGCTACTTCACCATTTGGAAGTGGCATTGAAGCATATTTACTCCTAATAATACCCAATAATTCTTTTGATAATGCCAATGTAAACTTTCTAATCCATTGTCTACCTGAAGCGTTTATTTCTGAATAGGTTATAAATTTATAAGGAACATTAGATGGATCTGTTACTTTATCAGCTGTATAACTTTTAGTTTCTGTCATCTCATCTTTGATGTAATAAGAAAACCAAATTTTATTACCAGCATCATCTGCATCTGGTCTTGGGAATATCCTCACATTATTATTTACTAAATGAAATGAGTAATTAGATCTTCTAATATAATCACTTGTTTCAATTGCCTGCGCTCTTAATACATCATAGTAAATTGGTCTTAAAACAAATGTGGTAGAAGGAGCATAAGAAGCAAATCCAAATTGGTCTAACATCATTCTTTGGTCAAAAGTTCCTATAAATGGATCCCAAAATCTTGAAACTGCCGCTCTAGGTCCGTGAAATACTCTTTGTATTTCTATTCTTTTACCAGTTAATGCAGTACCAGCTACAGAAGCACTAAATGCATTCTGTAAATCATATTCTTGTTGACCTTCAATTAAATCAATAGAAGCACTATAAACTGTAGTTGAACCACCAACATTAACAGCCTCACCATATTGTTCCGATAACACATGTGAAGTTCCCATATGAGGATGTACAACATCAACTGATCCAGTTCCCATTGAATTACTACCAGTTTCATTAGCCCATTGTGATCCACTCAATTTAGTATCGGCACCATATTGATTAAACATCCAATTTTTTATATTATAATTGTTTATATGCTGTGAGTATTCTGATATTGATTCTTCAAATGTAGCATATATAGAACCACTATTAAATTCTAATTGCATAACAGGATGTCCAAGTTTTCTTGCAACATATTGACAAACTTGTACACTTTCAGTTACAAATGAAGCATCATTATCATAAATCGCATATGGAGTTGAACCACTAGCACTGGTATCTATGTCAGGGTCACTGTATAAAAATCCAAATTTGTTTGCCAATTAAATTCTCCTATTAAGCCCACTATTCCTATGTATTAATAAATATCATAATAAAAAGAAAAAGGGCTGGATAAACCAGCCCTTTTTTCACTTATGTTTTAAAATTAATTAAAAAATTAATTAATATTAAACAGTCTCAAGACCATGTACATGAATCTTACCATAAAACTCCGGTCTAACCATTTTCTTAGCGTATCTGGTCATTACACCTTTTCTTGGTGTGAAGTTAGTTGGATCATATACAAGTGGTGTCATAATCAATGGAACATATGGAGCATAAACCGCACCTGTTTCAAGGAAGTTACTTCCTCTGAAACCGATAAGGATTGTATTCTCTGTCATATAAGGATTCTTATAAACATTCCATCTTGATTTTAAAGCACCTATTGAACTAACACCCATTGCGAATTGGTCTTTAGTACCATCTGTATCTGGAGCATATCCAGGTATAGATTCAATGATTGTAGCTATTGTTGGCGAAACAACCAAGAAGTTAGCACCACCTCTTAAAGTCAATTGATGTATCTTGTTAGATACTTTTTGAATCTTTTGACCAAGAGTTTGATACCATGTATTCTTTTGGTATGCTAAAGCATTAGTAGCTAATGTGTTAGTGTCAAATCCACCACCGTTCCACTCATAGCCAACATTTGCTGACCAGTATTCGGTAGTTACTGCATCTTGTATTAACATATCTATAATTTCAAGATCTATTTCCATTGAAATATATTCAGACAACATTGAAGTTAACTCAGCTTCTGCATCCACAGAGTGATATGCGTTTAAGTCTTGAGCTATTTCAGGAGTCCAAACAGCTTTCAATTTACGAGTTTTA